TCCCCGAAGAGTTAGAAAGTGATAACGTCATACCTTTCCCGGATCCAAAGACGTTTCATTGAGGCAGGGTATCCTCCCCCTCCTGAACCACAGTTCATTATACCACAGTTTTACGGTTTTGTAAACCCCTAAAATGCAAAAAAATGAAAAAAATTAATTGTTTACAATACCTTGCGTTTGTGGTATAATAATAACATAATCATTGGAGGATAAGATGAAAAAACAAAAACCTCACTACGTGAATAACAAAGAGTTTTCGCTAGCTGTGGTAGAATATGTGAAAACTGTAAATGAAGCACAGGCGGCAGGTACACAGATACCGAATGTGCCAAACTATATTGCTGAATGTTTTTTGAAGATCGCAGAAGGCTTGTCTCACAAGGCTAACTTTATTCGCTATACATATCGCGAAGAAATGGTAATGGACGCTGTGGAAAACTGTCTAAAGGCAATCACCAATTATAATATAGATGCGGCAACACGAACAGGTGCACCAAACGCATTTGCTTATTTTACTCAGATATGCTACTATGCTTTTCTTCGAAGGCTGGCCAAAGAGAAGAAGCAACAGGATATTAAATTTAAATTTATAGAGAAAGCAGGTATTGAAGACTTTGTACATTATGATAGGCTTAACTCTGGTACAGATGCATCAGTAACTCGATCTTTTGTAGATCAATTACGTGAAAGAATTGATGTTGTACGTACTAATGACAGAGCCATCTCTGACTTTGCAAAGGAAGAGAAAAAGAAAGTTGTTAAGAAAAAGAAACAGGGCCTTGAGCTCTTTATGGGATGATATAAATGAAAGTAGCAGTCTTGAATGACACCCATTGCGGCGTCAGAAATAGCTCGGACATATTTCTAAAATACCAAGAAAAATTTTACACCGAAGTGTTTTTTCCTTATATGAAAGAACACAACATTAAGCAGATCTTGCATCTCGGTGATTACTATGACCATCGTAAATTTGTAAACTTTAAAGCACTTAATGATAATCGAAAAGTGTTCCTTGAACCTATGCGTGATATGGGTATCACTATGGACATCTTTCCGGGTAATCACGATGTGTATTACAAAAACACAAATGAGCTTTGTTCATTAAAAGAACTACTTGGTTATTTTACAAGTAACGTAAACATTATGATGGAACCACGTGTAGTTACATACGATACGTTGAATATTGCATGTGTACCGTGGATCAATAATGAAAACTACCAAGCAACAATGAGTTGGTTACAACAAGTACCAGCTGATTGGGTAGCAGCACACCTTGAACTTATCGGATTCGATATGATGAGAGGTGTTAAAAATACACATGGTATGGGTACAGAAGTTTTCAATCGGTTTGAAACAGTCTTGTCTGGTCACTTCCACACAAAATCGAGTCAAGGTAATATTCACTACCTAGGTTCACAGATGGAATTTACTTGGGCAGATGCTGGTGATCCTAAATATTTTCATGTGATTGATACCAAAACACGGGAGCTTACACCCGTACGTAATCCTATTACGGTATTCAAAAAGGTATTCTATGATGATACTTTGAATGATTATACCTCATATGATGTAAGCGAATTTGAAAATCAATTTGTAAAGATTGTAGTTGCTAACAAGTCGGATCCTTTCATCTTTGACAGGTTTATCGATCGTGTACAGCAAGTCAATGTTCATGAATTGAAGATTGCTGAAACGTTTGATGAGTTCATCGGTGAAAACGTGGTAGATGACAACATTAGTGTTGAAGATACTACAGAACTTCTTGACTCATATGTTGAAGCTGTTGATACAGAGCTAAATAAAGATCGTATGAAAGGACTCATGCGTGGCCTTTATGTGGAAGCTCAGAATAGGGAAATCGTATAGATGATTAAATTTAAATATGTGCGTTGGAAGAACTTTCTTTCAACTGGCGATAAGTTTACCGAGATACAACTAAACAGATCGCCAAGTACCTTAATTGTAGGTGATAATGGATCTGGTAAGTCTACCTTGCTTGATGCAATCTCATTTGCATTGTTTGGTAAGCCACATAGAAATATCAATAAGTCACAGATCATTAATACGATTAATGGCAAAGGCTGTATTGTGGAAGTAGAGTTTTCAATTGGCCAACATGATTTCAAGATTATCCGAGGTATCAAACCAAACAAGTTTGAAATCTGGCAAAACGGCAATATGATTAATCAAGCTTCAGCAGCTCGTGACTATCAAAAGTTTCTTGAACAAAATATCTTGAAACTTAATCACAAGTCATTCCACCAGATTGTTGTACTTGGTTCAAGTTCATTCATTCCTTTTATGCAACTATCATCACATAATCGTAGGGAGGTTATTGAAGATCTACTTGACATTCAGGTCTTTTCAAAAATGAATCAAATCCTAAAAGAAAAGAATAGTGTATTGCGTGAAGAAATCAATGACACTAACTACCAACTCGATTTGGCAAAAGAAAAGATTGGTTTACAAAAGAAATACATTCGTGATATCACTGAACTGAACGAAGAACAGATTGAAGCTAAAAAGGCTGATATCCAAACTTACTCAAATGAAATTGTAGGATTGCAAGAATCATCAAAGCAGGCCACAGATTTCATTACGGAAAATGAGGATAGAGTTGAAAAGAATATCAAAAGCCTGAGTGATAAGAAACAAGGGCTATTAAACTATAGGCATCAATTTGAACAGCAGGCAAAGGCTACTGCCAAAGACGCAAAGTTCTATGAGGACAATGCAGAATGCCCTACGTGTTCTCAAGAAATTGGAAAAGAACTTCGTGATCTTAAGATTGGTGAAGCAAAAGAAAAAGCAAAGAAACTAAAAGGAGCACTTGATGATGTAGTAGTAGAAGCTACTAATGTAAATGAATCTCTTGATGAGTTTATGGAAATCTCAAAACAGATTCGCGATAAGCAACAAGATATTCATACGAATAACATTACCATTGATCGTCTTCAAAAGCAAATTGAAACACTCAATGGTGAGATTGCAGGGTTGTCTGGTAAAGATGGTGATCTTGGCCAAGCTAATGCAGAACTTCAAACATACATGGATGAAAGAGATACATGGGCTGAAAGAAAGTTACAATACATTGATGAAAAAAGTTATAATGATGCTGCAGGAGAAATGCTAAAAGACAGTGGAATTAAAACTAAAATCGTCAAAGAATACTTGCCGGTGATGAATAATCTAGTGAATAAATATCTTAATACACTTGACTTCTTTGTTTCATTTGATTTAGATGAAAACTTTAACGAGTCAATTAAGTCAAGGTATCGTGACACTTTTAATTATTCTTCGTTTTCCGAGGGTGAGAAGCAACGTATTGATCTGGCTCTTCTATTCACTTGGCGACAGATCGCCAGGATGAAGAACTCAGCCTCTACGAATCTGCTTATCCTCGATGAAACATTTGACTCGTCCCTTGACCATGACGGCATTGATAATCTTATGAAGATACTTGGTACTCTTGAAGATGGTACCAACGTTTTTGTTATCTCTCATAAGGGTGATTTGCTTGATGGCAAGTTCAGGTCGAAGATTGAGTTTGTTAAAGAACGAAACTTTTCGAGGATACAATGAAAGTAAAACTAATCAGTTACTCGCAGCCGCCTGAGGATGCAGACATCGATCTTGGTGATATCCAAGACTTGGTCGCATACTGCGCTCGTGTGAGTAACCCAGACAACCAAAACAACAAGAAGACTTCTCTTAAGTTGCTTGATTATCTTATTAAACACAAGCATTGGAGTCCTTTTGAAATGGTGAGCGTGTGTATGGAAGTGGAAACTACACGTGATATTGCTCGCCAATTCTTGAGACATAGAAGTTTTAGTTTTCAAGAATTCAGTCAAAGGTATGCAGATCCTACTAAAGATCTCGAGTTTACCATAAGAGAGTGTAGACTACAGGATCCTAAGAATAGACAAAATAGTGTTGAGATTGAAGATGATCCTTCTATTCAACTTGATGCTAAGATGGCTAATCTAGTTACTGAATGGCGCCGAAGACAACATGGTATCATTAATCAAAGCCGCGAACTATACAAGTGGGCAGTTGATAATGGTGTTGCAAAGGAACAGGCCAGAGCTGTGCTTCCTGAAGGATTGACTGTAAGTCGCCTATATGTGAATGGAACTCTCCGCAGTTGGATTCACTATATTGACTTGCGGACTGCTAATGGTACACAGAAAGAGCATATGCAACTTGCAGATGCCTGTGGTCGAGCTATTGCTCAGATATTCCCTATGGCGAAGAAGTATAATGCACTCTTTGACTAGACTGTGACAAAAATGTCACACTTTACAAGAAAATGCACTTTTTTTCAAATTAGTGCATTTTTTTGTTTACATTCTCTAAAAACTATGGTAGAATCTATATAAATGATGGAGAAAGAAATGGTAAATCTTAACGCAAAAAATACTTTAGCTAAGCTTCTCGCCAAAGAAGGTATTACTGTCCAGCATGGGCACTATGAAACAGCCTTTTTTGATGTGGAGCGTCGTGTACTTGGTCTTCCTGTTTGGGAAGATATGGATAATGTCTATGATCTGCTGGTCGGACACGAGGTTGGCCATGCTCTTTTTACTCCAGTCGAAGGCTGGCATGATGCCGAGGAAGAAATCCCTGGTATCCCACGTGCTTTCGTAAATATCGTCGAAGATATTCGTATTGAAAAGCTTATCCAACGCAAGTACCCAGGTCTGG